CTTCAAAGTTCCCTAGGAACTCTGAATATTAATCTTTAAACATTTAATATTATGGGTTTTAAGCGTTACAAATTAACAATTTCTCTTTCTTCGGTAGAAAATCTGGTAGAAATTGAGTTCTATAGTCTTGCTTCCCGGGTTTACAGGAACGTCCAGCGTTTCGTGAATCGTTATAACTCGGATGATATTAATTACTACACAATTCGTTCGTTATGAGTATTCTTGGTGGTATAGTTGCTGGCGTTGGCTCTCTCTTTGGAGGTCTTGGTTCTTCCGCTATGAATAATAAGGCGGTGCAAGATACTAACAAGGCTAACATGGAGATCGCAAAGTATCAAGCGCAATGGCAACAACAAGAGAACGAGAAAGCATACCAGCGTTCTCTAAATATGTGGAACTTGCAAAATGAATACAATTCTCCAACTCAGCAAATGGCTCGTATTCGTGCCGCTAGGCTTAATCCTAACCTTGTCTACGGCAACGGTGTTACTGGTAATAGCGCTGGTTCAACTCCGCAATATGAACCTGCTAAATTCAACGCTCCGACTATGCAAGCTTACCGAGGTTGGAATCTTGGCATTTCTGATGCTATTTCCCAGTTTCTTGCTTATCGTACTGCTAAAGCGCAAGTTGATAACATGGAAGCGCAAAATAGTCTTATTCGTCAACAAACGGCTACAGAGGCTACGAAGCAAGCGAATATAGCCGCCTCTACATCTCGCTCCGAGTTTGATCTGAATATGGCGAAAGAACTCAAGGATGTTTCTGTTTCGTCTGCTATTGCTGATATGAATCAAAAACAGGCTGGTGCCGCTCAAGGCTGGACGAAAGCTAATCGTGAGGTTATTCAATATGAGCTTGACAAGGCTTTGTTTGATAATAAGATTAAATTGAGTAATGAAGAGTATTTAAAGGCTCTTCAATCCGTTCGTCAACTTCAGCAGGATAATGACATTAATTCGTTTCGTTATCGTATGGAGCGTTTGTTTGGTTCGTCTTCGGATGCTAGCAAAGTAGCTTCTGAGCTTTTAAAGAGAATGTCTATGTATTTGATTCGTGATAAGAATGAATTAGATACAATGTTTAATCCCAAATAATAACAATTATGAGAAGAAGAAGAAGAGGTTTTCTCGGTCGTTCCCGTAAACGCCGTATTCGTAGTTATCGTTTAAGCAGAGGAGGTATAAGATTATGAAACCGTTCTGGAAAGTATTTATTCAAGTTGCGTTAGCGTTGATAGACGCTATCCAATCAGTGTTTGGTAAGGACGATGATAGGCCTAAATTAAACCCGGCATGAGAAGAAGAAGATTTGGCCGTCGTGCCCGTCGCCTCGGTCGTATGAAACGTTTCGCTCGCAGGTTTAGATAATGGAGTGTCTTCATCGCATTCATTTACCCGACCGTGGAGCCGTTCCCTGCGGTCGGTGCGTGAACTGTCGGAAAAATAAGCGTCAATCATGGGTTTACCGATTGCAAGCCGAGGCGGATGAGTATCCCTTTTCTTTGTTCGTTACCCTTACCTATGATGATGAGCATATACCCACCGCTATAATCGGAGAGGATTTGTTTAAGTCCACGGTTGGCGTTGTATCTAAGCGTGATATTCAGTTGTTTATGAAGCGTCTTCGTAAGAAGTATGATCAATACCGTTTGCGTTATTTCTTGACCTCTGAATATGGTTCCCTAGGTGGCCGTCCGCATTATCACATGATATTGTTCGGCTTTCCTTTTACTGGTAAGCAAGGCGGCGATCTTCTCGCTGAGTGTTGGAAGAATGGCTTTGTACAGGCTCATCCGCTCACTACGAAAGAGATCGCTTACGTCACGAAGTATATGTATGAGAAAAGCATGGTTCCCGATATCCTTAAAGATGTAAAGGAATACCAGCCCTTTATGTTGTGTTCCCGGATTCCCGGAATCGGCTATCATTTCTTACGTGAGCAAATATTGGATTTCTACCGTCTTCATCCCCGTGATTACGTCCGGGCTTTCAACGGTATGCGAATGGCAATGCCTCGCTATTACGCCGATAAACTCTATGATGATGACATGAAGGAATACTTAAAAGAACTTCGTGAGGCTTTCTTTATTAATCAGATGCAGCAAGAATGGCATCATTATATTAACACGAGCCCTCGGTTACGTTATATCGCTGATCAGCTTGAGACAGAAAGTAAGCTGGCATATGAGAAACGTGCTGAGGAAAAATTAAGATTAAAGTAATGGCTAATATTTTTAATTCAATAAGATTAAAGCGTCCTAGACGTAATGTTTTTTATCTCTCTTATGAGAATAAGTTAACAGCGAACGCTGGAGAGTTGGTTCCTATCATGTGTAAACCTGTCGTACCCGGTGATAAGTTCCGTGTTAATACGGAGATGCTGGTTCGTTTGGCTCCGCTGGTCGCTCCCATGATGCATCGAGTGGATGTGTTCACCCATTATTTTTTTGTCCCCAATCGCCTCCTTTGGAATCAATGGGAGGATTTTATCACAAAAGGAGTGGATGGTACTGTAGTTCCTGCTTTCCCGAAAATAGCTCTTAGAGCTGATTGGGTGAATCCTACGTCGGCCGCCGTTTTATTGAGTGATGGCTCACTATGGGATTATCTAGGATTACCGACTATTGGTGGTTTTAACGGTATAGCTTTCCCGGAAAGAAGTCCTAATAGCGTGATTCCTCCTGTCGGATATGAGGTTTCTGCTCTTCCTTTCCGTGCGTATCAATTGATCTATAATGAGTACTATAGGGACCAGAATTTGACGCAACCTATAGATTTTACTCTTGATGGAGGTCTCGTTACCAATGTCACCGAGGTTATGAGTCTGTTGACACTTCGCCGCCGCGCGTGGGAGAAGGATTACTTTACATCTGCTCTTCCTTGGGTGCAACGTGGTCCGGACGTTACGGTTCCCGTTAATAATAATAGTGGTTCGTTGGATGTGGTTTTAAAGGATAGTCCGCATGCGGATGTTTACCATGTCCCCGGTACTACGGCTTTTCCAAAAGATGGAGCTTTAAGATCGATTAGCGGTGCTCTTGTGATTGGAGGCGGTGAACCGGACCCAGCTTATCTTGAGCCGAGCAACTTTCAGGTCAACGTTAACGAGCTTGGTGTAAGTATTAATGATCTTCGTACCTCGAATGCCTTACAGCGTTGGTTTGAACGCAACGCCCGTTCCGGTTCTCGCTATATTGAGCAGATCTTGTCACACTTTGGCGTGCGTAGTTCTGACGCTCGTTTACAACGTCCTCAATTCTTAGGCGGTGGTCGTACGCCTATTTCCGTTTCCGAGGTTCTCCAGACATCCTCTACTGATTCTACCAGTCCGCAGGCGAATATGGCCGGACATGGTATTTCCGCTGGTGTGAATCATGGCTTTAAGCGTTACTTTGAGGAGCATGGATATATTATTGGCATAATGTCTATTCGCCCTCGTACTGGTTACCAGCAAGGCGTTCCGAAGGATTTTCGGAAATTCGATAATATGGATTTCTACTTTCCCGAGTTCGCCCATCTTGGTGAGCAGGAAATTAAGAATGAGGAACTCTATCTTCAACAGACCCCTGCCGGCAATGATGGCGTTTTTGGCTATACGCCTCGTTATGCTGAGTATAAATATTCAATGAATGAGGTTCACGGCGATTTTCGTGGAAACATGGCTTTTTGGCATTTGAATCGTATTTTTTCCGAAAGTCCGAATTTAAATACTACTTTTGTTGAGTGTAACCCGAGTAACCGTGTATTCGCCACTGCGGGGACCTCTGATGACAAGTATTGGATTCAGTTGTATCAAGATGTCAAGGCTCTTCGTCTGATGCCGAAATACGGTACTCCAACGTTGTAATGTTATGTTTGAATTTTTTGTTGTTAATTTTTTAGTTTTTTTCTGCGTATGTTTATTACCGCTTATAATTATACTGATCTTCCTGAGAAAGTGGTTCAAGAAGAAGTGAGCGAGGAAGTGTTGGTAGAACCTTCTGACGCCTACACGATTCGTGAGTTGATCTACCGTCTTGCTATGGGAATGCCTGTTAGCTTCGGTGTTCGTAATGGCGAGTATCCCGATAAGGACCAAGATTTCGATGATGATCTACCCACTGAGCGTGGAGACTTCGATTTGGCTGATTATGCTCAAATGAGCGAGGAGCTTCGTTCTAAGTACCAAGTAAAGGTTGAAGAGAAGAAAGAGCCCGGGAAGCCAAAAGAAGAGCCAAAAGAAGGGCCGAAGGCTGAGCCTGTGAGTACTTCTGACTAAAGCTCATAATCTTACGTTTTAAAGTGTTGCTGACTTTTTTACCCGTGCCCATGCGTTTGGACACGGGCTTTTGTCGTTGCGAGCGGTTTTTGGCATTTTTCGGTAGAAATGAGGTAGCGCAGCGAACGAATGTAGACCGATGAAATGGTAAAAATTGCGACCTCGGCGATTCCCCGAATCGACGTCACACCGAACTAAATATATTTAACGATAGTTAAAGAATGTATCTGAAAACACGCAGGTTTCCTTGCGTGCGTGCGCATATAGGTAACTTGATAAATTATATGCGCACTGACACCAAAGATTTATTAACAAATCGATTTGGTGGCAATAAGATAAAACAATACGTTTGTGCAGTGATCGTTTTTCTTGAGTTCCCTAGGAACTATGTTCATGACTATTTAGTGCCAAATGCCTTTTATGTTAAAACTCCAAAAGATAAGGCAAAT